AAAGGTATTCTTCGTGATTATTGTGGTGATTTTCAAAAGTCAAGAGGTATTTCTTGATTATCTTGTCATCTTATTGACATTTTATAGTTTTACCACCAAATGGAACGAACTGCATAAGTCATGATTAACCTTTAATGAGTTGTATATTTTAGTTAATTTTTCTTGGTCAGATTCTAGGTCAGGAAAATAGGACGGTTTTTCCTTTTCAATCTTCTTTGTAGGTGAAGCGACTCTCTTTTCTGTAGGAGGGCTACTGGACTTTTCTTTATTTACTGCAACTGTTATTTTTTTAGGTACCTTTGCAATTTGTTTTTTAGCTGTTTCAATGACAACTATTCGGTTATCATTTGGATTAGGTAGTGGTGGTTGGACTGGCTTCTCATTCCCCATATGTAAACTGCTCCAATAAGATGCTGTAGGTAATGGAATATCATTGCTAGTACATGTATTTTTCAATTTATTATAGGGTACATTTAACTCTTTAGCTGTTTTAGTGGTACCAATAGTCCATAGCTTTTCATATAAATCTTTTCTCGAGATTGATAGCATGATTTTCCCTCTCTTTATCCTTTGCTTTATTTTATATCTACAAAAGTTTTCGGTCAATTTGATACCCAAATAAGCCCATGTATGCATTAACATGGGCTTGGGTAGATTTATATTTCACATTTCTATTTGCCTCTCAATTCCTGATTTAAATTCAATAGTTAAATCACTGTTGTAAATTGTTACTTTCTCAATAAGCCGTCTTACTAACTGCTCATCATATTCCTCCAGCTCGCAGGACTGTTCGTTCAAAAAATCAGTCATTTCAGCGATTCGTTGCCTTTTTCCTTCTCGCTCTGCATTTTCAACTAGTGCATTTTGCTTCAATTCTCGAAGGCGGTAAATTTCATCAGCCACATCTTCATAGTCATTCTTGGACTTTGCTTGTATAAGAAGCTGTTGTTGTAATTCTTCCAATTTGCCATCAATATCATCGGTGGCATTATCATTTTCTTCATTAAATATAGTGTCGATATTTTTCTGTAATGTTGAAAGGAAAGGTTCTTTGTTAGCCAAAAGTTCGTTAATAGCCCTGACCACTGCTGTCTGTAATGTTTCCTCGTTTATGGTAGGGGCAGTGCATTCAGACCCTTTTTCCTCCAATCGGCTAACGCATCTCCAGACAATAGACTTATAGCCTCGGTTATTCCAATGTACCCGTCGGTAAATATCGCCGCAATGACCGCAGTTAACAATACTCGATAAAGCATACTTGCTGCTATAGACTCTCTTTTTACCGCCTTTCCCGCCACGAAGATTCGCTCTCCGAACCATCTCTTCTTGAACCTGCATAAAAAGCTCACGTGGAATGATAGGCTCATGGCTGTTTTCCACATAATACTGGGGAACAATGCCGTTATTCTTGACTCGTTTTTTAGAAAGGAAATCAACCGTATATGTTTTTTGTAGAAGGGCATCACCGATGTACTTTTCATTCTGCAATATCTTTTTCAGTGTTTCTGGTCTCCATTTGGCTTTGCCTGCCGCTGTAAGAATACCGTCTGTTTCCAGCCCTCTTGCTATCTGTAAAAGGCTTGCTCCCTCAAGGTACTCTCTGTAAATCCGTTTAACAACCTCAGCACCCTTCGGTTCAATCACTAGCTGCTTATTTTCATCCTTAGTGTATCCAAGGAAACGCTTGTGGTTGACCTGAACCTCACCTTGTTGATATCGATACTGAATGCCTAGCTTAACGTTCTGGCTTAAGGATTGGCTTTCCTGTTGGGCAAGTGAAGCCATAATGGTTAGTAGGACTTCACCCTTGGAATCCATGGTATTGATATTCTCTTTCTCGAAGAAAACAGCGATGTTTTTATCCTTTAACTGACGGATGTATTTTAGGCAGTCCAACGTGTTTCTGGCAAATCGGCTGATGGATTTTGTGATAATCATGTCAATATTTCCTGCCATGCACTCCTCAATCATACGGTTGAACTCTTCACGCTTCTTGGTATTTGTACCTGTGATACCGTCATCCGCAAAAATACCTGCCAATTCCCATTCTTTGTTCTTCTTAATATAATTTGTATAATGTTCAATCTGAATTTCATAACTTGAAGCCTGCTCTTCACTATCCGTTGAAACACGACAGTAAGCAGCCACTCGTATTTTGGGTTTGCTTTCACTGCTCTTATTGCTTCCGACACGTTTAATTGCCGGAATCACTGTGACATTCCTACTCACTGCCACTTGTTACACCTCACTTTCTATTAAACTGTAGGCATATTCGGCCTGCTTGTATGGATCTTCGTATTTTTGCACCAGTGATTTTGCTTTGAACTTTACAGGATAAGTCGTTTCCGGCACATTCTTAGGCTCCCATATCCTTCCGAGCTTTTCTGCTCGTTTCCGCTTTTCTGCTCTAGCTTTTTCAAAGATCTCCTCATCAATAATTGGAGGGTAAAATTCATCGCCAAGGTAGTGCTTGTTCTGTAACATCTTACCTGCTGTGGCATGATAACAATCTATCCCAGCTTTTTTAGCAGCTTCCTTCAAAGAAAGGCCTGCCAAGTATCCTGAAAATAATTCTTTTACCTGCTCAGAAGTCTTTTCATCCACAACAGCTTTTCCATCTTCAATTCTATATCCATAGGGTGTGTGACCCATCTAATTCACCAACCTTTCCTTCAATGTGATTCCACATTTTAATTCAAAACCTACTTCCTCCCGTGAAAAGACAATAATCCTCTCTACGTAATCTTCAAACAACTCATCCTCATAAGCTGTGAGCATTTTGGACTTAGTGGCAAACTTAAGCAGACGGTCAACTTCATCTGCTTTTGCAAAATTGGAATTGACGGAACGAGTAAGTTGATCCTTTTCGGCAAGAAGTTTTTCTCTTTCTGCCTCCAGTGCATTCTTTTCTTTATTAAACAGAGCAGGTTCCAGATACCCTTTGGCCATTAAACCTGTCAGTACCTGGCTCTGCTCCATGTTGTTTTCAATTTTAGTTTCCAACTCTTCAATTCTACGAAAACTCGCTGCATTGTTCTGGTTACGTAACCCCTGCAAAAGTGGTCTTAATATGAACTTCTGACCGAACATGAGTTTATTCATCATCGTAACAAATGCAGTCTTTATATCTTCATCTCGAATGAACTGCATAGAACATTCCGTTATATTGCTTATATGCTTACTGCAGCACCAAGCAATGTACTTTCTTGGACCGGATGAATGAATCCGTCTTTTAAAGGTACCGCCACATTCTGAGCAGATAATTTTGCTAGAGAAAGCATATCGGTTTAGATATTTGCTGTTGCGCTTTTCGATACCTTTTTCCTTTGCTCTCTGATTGAGAACAGCATCCACAGCTTCAAAGTCTTCATGGCTGATAATTGCCTCATGATGGTTTTCTACTAGGTACATATCTTTCTCACCATAATTGGTGTGCCTATTAAAATGACTGTCAGTATAAGTCTTTTGCAAAATAACATCGCCAGTATATTTTTCATTGGTCAGAATCCCTCGAATGGTAGTAGCCGTCCAACGGCCACTTCTTTTTGATGGGATACCTTTTTGATTCAAATCATCTGCAATTTTCTGTGTACCTTTGCCCGATAATACTTCTGCAAAAATATATTTCACAACTTCAGCCTGCTTGGGGTTTACTATCATTTGACCGTCAATATTTTGATAACCATATGGCGGGTAGGAAATTTTAAAGGTTCCGTTTTGAAATCGTCTTTGAATGGCCCACTTCGTATTTTCTGAAATGGAAATTGACTCGCTTTCTGCAAGCCCACTTAAAATGGAGAGCATCAACTCGCTTTCCATTGAACCCGTATTGATATTTTCCTTCTCAAAATAGATATGAACCCCAAGGCCTATTAGTTTTCGAACCATCTCCAAGCAGTCTGTAGTATTTCTCGCAAATCGGCTGATGGACTTTGTAATAATTAAGTCAATCCTTCCAGTTTCACAGTCTGATAACATTCTAAGCAGGTCAGAGCGGTTTTCCTTTTTCGTGCCACTGATTCCCTCGTCATAATATAAGCCTGCATATTCCCATTCTGGATTCGCCTTTATATAAGTCTCATAATGAGCCTTTTGCGCTTGCAAGCTGACTAGCTGTTCATTACTATCTGTTGAAACTCGGCAGTAGGCAACTACTCGTGTTTTTGGCTTAATAAAAGAGTTGGCTAGATTTCCTTCTATTTTCGTTATCTTTTTCATCCTCTCACCTCCTTCTTGGTAGGTCACATATTACCTCTGAAACCCTTATATATCAACGGTTTCAGGACATTATCTCAGCTAAAAAGGGGTAGAATGTTTGGCGGTTTAATGCATCTATTTTGTTGAATTCCACTTCAGTTATTAAGCCTTTTTCGAGCATCTTTCTCAGCAATTTTTCTGCTTGGATATAATCAAACTCACGTTGTAACTGTTCCTGTGATACTCTCTTAAGTACGGTGGTGCTTTTGTCTACAACCTCATCCGAGATCTTAGTAACTTTTTTATCCTCGTGCTGATTCACTAAGAATCACCTCCTACCTAATAGCCGTGGGAACAGGTCGAAGTTGAGGATTTGTAAAATTTAATTTGAATCAGAGCATAAAAAAAGAGCCTGCAAGGGAATAACCCCTACAGGCTAGATAATCTAACAGTTAAATATTTTATTTAGGAATCTCGATGATTTTTAACTCGCCCCATTTGTTAATCATACTTAATAAATGCATCCGTAAAGCCTGCCTTTTTAGCTTTAGCAAGCTGTGCCTCAGCATTTGCACTGTCAGAATAAGCACCGATCTGCACACGGTAATATTTCTTTTTCACAGA